GCATTTACTAGACGCAGTGAACTAGAACGTGCAATACTTAAAAGTGCAGACCTGTTGGAGAAAGGTGAGTATTCGCCAGTTGAAAAACTTATCAAAGACGCAGTGCAAATAAGTTTAACAAAAGATTTAGGTACAGACTACTTTGAAGATCCACGTGCAAGACTGGCAGCACTGAAAGACAACAACGGTCAGAATTCAACAGGTTGGGGAAACTTGGACAAATTGTTGTATGGTGGATTCAACAGAGGCGAACTACAGATATTTGCAGGTGGATCAGGATCTGGTAAAAGTTTATTCATGCAAAACCTAGCAGTGAATTGGATGGAAGCAGGACTAAGCGGAGTATACATCACACTTGAACTTAGTGAAGGGTTAACTGCTATGCGTATTGATAGTATGTTAACAAATACTCCGAGTAAACAGTTGTTCAAAGATATTGAAACTGTTGAAATGAAAGTTAAGATGATGGGCAAGAAGTCAGGAAAACTGCAAATAAAATACATGCCTGCACAGAGCACAGTTAACGACATAAGAGCATTTGTAAAAGAACTAAGCATTAAACAAGGCAAAGAGATAGACTTCATGTGTGTTGACTATTTGGATTTGCTTATGCCAGTAAGTGCTAAAGTATCTCCAAATGATCTGTTTGTTAAAGACAAGTATGTGTCAGAAGAATTGCGTAATCTAGCAAGAGAACTTAACATACTGTTTGTAACTGCATCGCAGTTGAACAGAAGTGCAGTAGAAGAAATAGAGTTTGACCATTCGCATATATCAGGTGGTATATCCAAGATCAATACTGCTGATAATGTGTTTGGTATATTTACAAGTCGTGCAATGAGAGAGCGTGGTAGATATCAAATACAGGCTATGAAGACTCGAAGTAGTTCAGGCGTTGGACAAAAGGTAGACTTGGAGTTTGACATTGAAAGTTTGCGTATACGTGATCTAGGTGATGATGAAGAATATCAACAGTTCAAGAAACAATCAAGTTCGATATACGATCAAATCAAAGCAAAGTCAATACAGTCAGATCCTGCAAATGATGCTACTGTGGCCGACGAGCCTGGCAAAATAGTTGCTGATGTACAGAGTACGAAACTTAAACAGATGTTGGCAGGTATTAAAGCAAAAGGTTAAGCATATTGATCAATAGGCATTGCACGTACATTTTTGCGTTTTACTTTTAGATAGTTACTGTTGTCCTTGGTCCACATCTGTCCTTCTCCAACTACCACACTATCACGAGCATATTTTACAGGACGGTCAACAACAAGATCAACATAGCGACCTTCACCAACTCCTAAGGTTATGAAGTGTATGTAATTTTTACTATCGCTTTTAAACACTCTGCTGTTTGCAACTATGCCTGCAAACTGAAACTTATCTAAGAATAGATTTTGCAATCCCATGTTTGGCAAAAAGCCAGGGCTATTCCATGCACCATACTGTTTAAAGCTCTCAACAGGGTCTTCTGTAATCCAATTGTCAAAACCTAGTTCACGTAGATCCCATCCAGCACGTTTTGCTTCATTACGATATACCCAACGTGCATACGAACCTTGGCAGTGTTTCAAACAAGCACGCCAAAACTCTTTTGGATTGTAAACTTTGTGATATGCTAATGCCCATATAAGTCTACCTAAGTTTACTGCGTGTGCTCTACATAATCCAAATCCACTGAGTGATTGCATTTGTTCATAGATGTCGTGCTTGTCTGGATGATCACCTAAGCGTGCCATAAACTGCATCATCTTTTCTTCGTTCTTTTTTGCAAATGCACGACGGTACATATCTGCTTCGTAAGGTGATATGCCAATCAACTTCATTATTTTGTGTATAGCATCATCTTCATATACTATTGCATTCTTTTGTATGCCTTTTTCGCTCCAGTCACGGAACCAACTTGCCTTGCGTCTGCCTTCCATGGCAACAGGACGTACTAACGCACTTGCAAACACACAGTCCTCTACGCCGGTTGGTTGCAATGCACGGAACAGTCTCTTCATTGTTGGAGACTCACCCTGTGTTATACCAAGCACATCACCTCTACACAACAAATCAGCAACACGTTCATCCTGCTTTGGATAAGCATCTAATCTTGTGTGTGGATCTATTTCCAACAGTTGTGAAAGTCCTCTGTTTGCAAGTATGTCTACTTTCAAGTGTTCCAGATCTTCTACTTCGTTTTTGTCAAGTAGTATAAGATTGTCATCACGAAACAAGCTCTTAGGCAATGCTCTATCAAATACTAGTACACCACCACAGTGTTTGCTTATACAACGTTTTTTGCCCATTAGTTTGCGTTCAATGCGAGTTGCTTCTTGTTCGTCGACTCCTAGTTTTGCATAGTCTATGTCTTTTGGCAGTTTACCTTTTGCACCTAGTCGCTTGGCAGCTTCACGACGTGCTGATTTTTCTCTATAGAGTACATAGTTTGATATTCTGGCACTCTGTGTTGGCCACCTATCAAACACACGTTGCATTGCAAGTTCTTGTTTGTGATGAGGTATGTCAATATCTACATCTGGCAAATCATCTCTGTGCGGATTCAAAAATCTTGCCAATGGTATGTTCCACTCAATTGGATCAACGTCGGTTATACCCATGAGATAGCAAACCAAACTGCTACCAGCACTGCCTCTGGTCATGTGCGGTATGTCTTTGTTGAGATCAAGTATGAGTCTTATTTTGAGAAAGTAATCTGTGAAACGTTGCTTGAGAATAATTTCAAATTCTTCTGCTAGTCTATCTTGATATTCTTTGCCTTCTGGAGTCGGTCTTCTAAATTGTTCTAATAATGATTGTATTTGTTCTAATTCTGTTTTCATATTTGCCTATATTTGCCTAAAGATGCCTTAATAGGTATATTTACACTAAAAAATATGCTACTATAAATATTTGCCTGATCAAAAGGATAAAGATAACATGAGTGCATACTGTTCAATGATACATGGTGGGTTAAGTTTGAATTTCCAAAAAAACGACATCATTGCAGGTCATTGTTGCATAATGGAAAAAGATGCATATTTCTCTATTGATCCTACTACTAAATTTTGGACTAATGTTGGTTTTGAAAATCTACGGAATTTAAACAAAAAAGATATATGGCATTCACATTGTGTTGGTTGTCAAAAATTAGAATCAACAGGGCAATCGAGTTTAAGAATCGGAATGAACAACGGTCTTAAAACTGATGGAAAAACAGATCTTGTAGGCCCTGCCAGAATTGATTTGATGTTTGATATAAGTTGTAATCTTGCGTGTAGAAGTTGTGGACCTGGATTAAGCACATTCTGGCAAAAACATCTTAAAGATAATGGATTGTGGGAAGATCCAATATATGGTGCAAAGAATAAAGACAGAGTAATAACTGCTTTATCAAATACTGATTTATCAAATCTCAAACAGTTAGTGTTTGCTGGAGGAGAAACTTTAATCGGAAAAGAATACTGGGAAGTTACTAGATGGTTAGCAGACAATGTTCCTAATGCCAAACAACAACTTACACTGTGTTTTCAGACCAATGGCACCCAAAAAATACACAAACGTTATTACGACTTGATTGAAAGATTTCATTTGGTAAAATTGCAAGTTAGTCTTGATGGCTTCAAAGAAAGATTCGAGTACCTTAGATGGCCAGCATCTTGGAATCAAACTGCTGATAATATACTAAATCTAAAGAATGAGTTGCCTAGCAATGTAATGTTTGTTGTTGAAGAAACTATAAGCATTTTTAATCTATACTATCAACAAGAACTATCTTCATGGGTAAAACAAAACTTTGCAACAAATAGAGAAGGTGATGAAATCAACCATAGCAGACATCTTGCTCATGGAATCTTTAATGTAGATAATATCACCGAAGAATACAAACAGGAAATTGATCAGAACTATCATAAAAATTGGAAAGAAAATCCCGAACAAATACAAAAAATGTTAAAAGAAATAGAAAAATTTGATCTGTTGAGAAATCAAAATTTTACAAAAGTATTTCCAGAAATTGCTGACTTCTATTATAGATACTTGTGATCTTGAATTTTCATAAATACTGACAAAGGAAACAAAAATGCAAAAAAAGACTCGTAGCATCTTTGAAGAATTAGACGGCATCTATACAGAACGCTATGCTAAACATCAAGAGCGTGGATACATTGTAGAAAGTCGT